AAATTGTTCCCAGGCAGTTTTNGCTGCAGGGAATCTCTCTAGCTCATCACTGGGTAGTGCAGTTTCTAACCAGTAGTAAGGCATACGGCGAGCATGTGCACCAAACTGTCTAGGTTGATGTAGTTTGCCTGACTCCCAAAGTTCAATGCTCACATTACGGAAACGGTCTTCATCCTCAGGCGGATAATTACGCCATTCTGGATTACTTAATCCGTAAGAATCATGATATCCCGCCCAAATACCTCGCCACTGCTCATCGTCGTGTGGATCAAAATCTGTGCGACTAATAATAACAAGTACATCCGCAATGTCTATGGTGCCGTCAATGATGTCTCGCACACACCGGCTGTACGAAAGTCCAATTTTCATAATACTTCGTCTTTGGTATATTTAGACCAGTCTGTAAATTTACTACGATCCATTAGTGTATGCAGACTGTGACACCACACACCGGGGTTGGTTGCTTTAAAATCTCGGTCGTCAATCTTGAGCGTAGCATTGTAGCCAAACTGATTGATATAGGGCAGTTTGACACTGATCATTGGAATAAAGTTATGATATTCTGTTAAGCCGGATTCTAATAATCCTTCAGCACAACTTACATCAATGTCCAAAGTACATAGATAGTCATGTTTCAGGAAAAACTTAATCATTTCTTCCCACGGCCGCCACGCACCAACATCATTGACATCGCACTTTGGAAAGCTCATATTAGCACCAAAATAGATATGTTCAACTGGTGCACTGCCAACGGTTAAACGCAATCTAATGTGTTCGATATCCTGAACACCAACTACAAACAGTGTGTATTGACCGTGAGCAGGAGTATGTTCTACTTCTGTACCGTAGAAGAAACTTGTATTTTCGTGGCCTTCTCTATTCATTTTTGTTCCAATTCGAGTTGAGCTAATGCATCTTCATCTAATTGTATACTATCATCGGATATTGAGTCAACCTCAGGTTCTTCTATATCGAACAAAGCATTAAATTGGCTATGTGCATTTTTGGCTTTGTCGCCTTTAAACCCACGTGTTCCAATAATGTCCATCCAGTAACGGTCATAGTGCTCAATGATTGCTTCGGCTTCGGCGCGATCGGGTGTGGCAAAGATAGCATCAACAATATCTTTGAACATTGCATGATCACCAGTACGACCTTTTGTTCCTTGATTCCACATCATAGCAGGCCACTTGCCATTGTCGTATTCACGATTAGCCCGTTGGACTGATTCAATATGAGTCCATACATTATGCCCCATTAGTAATGCGTAGCTAAAACTATCCCAAGAAGTCTTGCCTTCTTTGCCAATCTTGTTTAGATCTCCGGGCTTGTATATACAAACATCTTTCATTTGTAACTGTAGGCTAATAGGACTTTCATCAAAGTGGTCAATGAGTCCATCGGCAATAACTGCTTGCCCAAATGGTCTTGTATCAGTGGAATACTTTTTGTCATCGACAATTGGACTCATCCTATAGCACCACTTTTCGTTATGTGGCAAATCAATGTGATGATATACCTGCCCATTGGCAGTTGCCAAAAACGGACTTGCACAGTCAAAGCTTATGGTAAAGTTTGGGTTGACATATTTACGAACTGCACGTTGTATATCAGTTAGCAATACTGCCCACTCCAACTTCGACGTGCCCAAGAAGTGCATCCAATCATGAATGCCTTCTTGTAGTAAGTTGTCATGGCGCAATGCTACTAAACGTTTTAACACCAAATGCACATCACACATGTTTTGTCCACCCATGGACCATCCATTAAAATGTGTGTCAGGATAGATAGTTGGATCGCAATATTGTTTCATATCTTGATACCAACGTTCAGCATCGGCATGGTTAGCACCTTGCAACACGTTAAGAATCTTCATACCGCCATTCTTAACACCTTTGCGATTATTCATCCAGTATTCGTTGTTAAACTTAGTAGCCGCAACTGCATCAGTAAGAGTGCTAATGCCACATGCCGCGGCCGCCTTCTTATCATGAATAACCCAGGTTGGAATATCTAATGTCATTCCATAATCGCAAATACCATCTAACCACTTTAAAACTGCTTCTCTACGCTTTTGTGCTTTAGGGCAACCACTGTTGGCTTTCCAGTCGCCTTCCCATAGGCCTTTGGCAATCTGGAATCCTCCGGAGTCACCAAGCATTAGTGTGCCAGCTTCTCTTGCACGTACCATATCTTCACTTGGATCTGGTTTAGTAAGATCTAAGTTAGCATGGCCTCCAGAATACAAACTCCAACGATATGGAAACAATCCTTGCTGACTATTAAGCCAGTTCATCATTTCCATATCTTGAATGCCTGCAGGCATACGTGCTGGATCTACATAAGGACCTTGTCGTTGCTTGCCTACAAACGTAGCATAGAATCCACTAATGGCCGGTAAGAACACAGCATAGTCGTTTTGTTTGGCAGTTAAATTGTCTTGTGTCATGCAGTTTCTTTGACTAATGATACTACTACCTTTAGCTTTTCTTCAGCGTCGGTAACAGTCTTCTTGTAAGAGTCTACTGCGTCCTTTACAGCTACATTAGACTCGGCAAGTTTTTCCAATTCTTTTTCTTTTTCAAATTGTTTTAACGCCCATTGAAGTGCTTGTTGTGCTGGCTCAGTTACATCTACAATTACCATATTCTCGTACAAAGGTTTCCAACCATTACCATCGTTAACTTCAAATTGGTAACCAGTATGTCTAATCTGGCCAGCCAGCCCTTGTTGCAGTTTATTGTTGTCTACGTAAAATGAACTGACAACATTAGACCCTTGGACATTTAGCCACGCACTACCGGTGTTAATACTCTTAATCATTTTGTCAGTGCTGGAAGAATGTAGTTATAAACTGCCAATCCCGAATCAACAGTAATCATTGCCGCACCATCATCGCTGATCTTAAATGTTTTGTCTCCAGTTAAGTTCAAAATGTTGATAACTGTATTAACAGGCCACGACCAAGAACGCTTTAACTGTCCTTGAACACCTGGGTGGAATACAAAGTTACCAGAGTGTGTGCTATGATCACCAAAGAAGAATTTAAGATCTCCATTTTCTGTTTTAGCCTGGAAACTTCCTTCTTCGGCGTTTGCTTGTGCTTGCATTTTCAACCGCATAATAGCCGCAACTGTTGGAACAAACTCAATATGCCAATTAACACCTTTGAACTTGACTGTTTTAAGTTTTTCATTGACTACGTTGGCAACCATAAAACGATAGTTGTTTTTAAAGTCTCCAGCAACGTTTTCAAAGTTGATGCCGTCGGGCTCGCCTGTCGTTGACTTAGTTGTGCTAAGTTTAGCGTTTTCTTTGTATTCTTGTAAGTTTAACAAGATTTTTAGTTTAGCCAAGCTAGGCATACCAAATGTTCCCACAAACTCAGCAACTGGTGCTCCAAATTCTGCTTCAACGACTACGCTACGATCTTCGGCTACACTAGCAACCGAAGTTGATTTGTCTGTGCCTGTGATTTTAATCAAGTCAATACAACCTAAGTCATAGGTGTGTGATACTAAGTCTAATAAATGGTCTCTCATGTGATTTCTCCTATTGTGTTATTATACAAGATGTATTTAGATTTTGCAAGTTATTTTCTAACTAATTTTGCCAATGTTTGCCCGCCACGCAAACTTGTTAATTGTCCAGGCTTTTTTAATTCTAACCAAGTAACTGGTTCTCCGTCTTTGTGTTGTCGATATTGCAATTCGAACCCAATGTCTTCTGCAAAATCTAGCACCAGTCTTCCTGGAGTATAGCAACCGAAAAAGTTATCAACAAGCACCATGGCCGCAATATAATCACAGTCATTGATAGTCATTGCCAATACTCCACCTGGTCGAAGCTTTTGATATATTTCAACTAGATATTGTTTTAATACTTCTAATGGTTTGAAATTAAAAAAATCAAATGCAAGACACAGACCAAACTGATTGTTAGGTAGTGCACTTAGCAACGGACTTTCAAAATTATTTTCGTCAATGTAGTACGAACGTAAACGTTTTTGATATTGCTCAGGAAACATTCCAATAGCAGGAATTAATAAATCAGGTTCTCTATCAACCAGATACAAAGGATCATAATTTACCATGTTGTTTATGAATTTATGATTACCCGGACGAATAATCAATCCTGGATATCTCCAATCATTGTAATACTTTATTCTGTTCAGCATAAGCTCATAGCTTTCTGGAGACATCGAAGTTTTTCGAGCAAGTATATAATCTACACTATCTCTGCTGATTTCTTCTTTGTACAAGCGATAACTTTCTGCAAAGTAAGGTCCTTCTAACTTGGCAATTTCAGTATCAATTTGTTGTTTTAATTCCGCCAGATGCTGTTTAAATTCTACAAAAGACTTGTCAATTTTGGTCAATGAATGCTCTAACTTAGTGGTCGCAGATAATTCAACGCCTCTATTGATGTCAACTTCATGCATAATTTTATCTAACTCCATAGTAGCTTCGGTCTGCACCTCGCTGACACTGAAGTCCTGTATAGCATTACGATAAGCGATAAGTTGACTAAGCTTCATGAGAAATCAAATAAAGTTTGGAATGTATTTTCTGTATTAGTAGCAGATGCAAGATCCCACTCTAACACACCCAGTAAGTTATCAATCTTTTGATCAACTACAGTTGCTTCCATTTCAGCATCGTTAAACGGCAAGTCCTTGAACCATTGTGGCAAATGCATTTCATCTGTTGGATACCCAATGCTGGTCCAACCAAGAGGATTTTGCTTTAGTTTACATACAATAGTTTTCATACCGTCGACTACTTGCATACTATAGTTGTCATTGTTCATTCTACGCAGATTATTCCAGTTAATAGCAGCTCTAACGTGTCCAGGCATATTAGCACGACCTAATCGTTCTTCTTCCTTGCTATACTTGGTCAAGTTGTTAACACGTTTAGGTGATCCCTTTTCCCAACCTGGTCTATCAGCAAACTCGTACTTGAACTCTCTAATACGTTCGATAATAGCATCACGTTGTGCTCCACCTAATACACTATTTAGAATTTCTAACAAGAAGTCTTGAATAACTTTAGGTGTATCGCTGCGTTTAAGATCTAGACCCATGGCTTTTGTCTTACCTGGCTTGCCATCAGTGTCAAGTCGTTTGCCTTCTAAATCAATAATGTTAACTGCATAGCGTTTCTTTGTAATAAACAAACTACGATCTGCCACAAGTTCTCTGCCTGCTTTGATAAGTGCGCCTGCTTCTCTCGGAGCATGGAACGCTCCTTCCATGTAACCCGGAAAACTATCATTAACTTGATCAGCAATGCTGTCATATAACTGAATGCAAGTTTCTTTGGACCATTCCATGCGTCCGGCTTCAACTTCTTTCTTAAGCACAGGCCATGCACTAAAATAACACGAGTCTGTATCACCATAGATAATAGCTTCACCTATGTGATCGTATTTGCCAGTGATACATTCGTTGATGTGTGCATCCATGTGCTTGGCAATAGCCCGACCAGTTAGTGTAGTTGATTGTCCAATTCTATGATCAAAGAAGCGACATCCTGGATTTAAAATGGCACCATATAATGAGTTCAAGTTAATCTTCTTAACCAGCTGTCGCTTGTCCCAAAATGCTTCTTCTTTTTTGTCTCGGGCTTCTTTTTTCTTGGCCTGCATTTCTTTACGCTCGGCATACCAACGCTCTAACAATCCAGGAATAATGCCTTTCTTTTCGTAGGTCATAATAGTTCCATTGGCAGTGATCATCCAAGGTTGATTGCTGTCAAAGATCATTGACCAAATTTCTGCGGCACTATGCACAGTCTCGTTGCCATCTTGCCAGTCAATGGTAATCTCTGTGCCACGTTGTTGTTCCATGACCGCAGTATATTCAAAACTACCAAACAATCCTTCCCATGCAGCTGCAAAGCTAGAACCTTTGTCTATTTTTTCTTTGATATATCTATCAGTCATTACTGGACGTAGTTGCCCGATAATAGTTTCCGGCCCCATGTTCAACGCACGAATAGCACTGGGATACAGTGAGTTAATATCAACTGACCCAATCCATTCATGTATGCCTTTTTTAGGATATGCGACATACGCACCAGCGGCCTGAGTGTCATCATCTGTAAGGCGTTGCTTGCGATTAGGCACAACCATACCACGCTCGTGGGCTTCGTTGATAATGGCCTGTTCAGTTACTGCTACCGCACCCATTGTAGTCTGTAATAATACAGTATTAGCGTGTGCAAGTTCATTGGCTAAGTCCAGGAACCTTAGCTTTTGATCTAGTTTGTGTAGCAACAAAGTATCTTGTCTGTTGTATTCAAGAAACTTTTTAAAGTGCTGATTGTAAAGTTGATCTAACGTGCCTTCGAACTGTGTTTTACGTTCATTAAGTTCATATTCGCCGATGGCATCCAAACTGTAGCTATGACGTTCTTCATATGTATACTTGCGATACAGTTGCATATAATCCATATGCACACGACCAATCAAATCATATGTTTCATTTTCTGCACCAAAGCGTTCGAACATACGCTTCTTAGGAAACTGATTCCATAAACAAAAGCGTCGTGTGTCATCTTTGCTGAGCACACGATTAACTCGGTTTACAGTATATGGAATATCATAGCCTTCTGAGTTCCACCCGGATAGTGCATCTGCATCTTCGATCAAGTCCAGGAATGTTTTTAGCATATCCTCTTCTCGTTCAAATAGCATAGTGTTTTCAAACTCAGCGGCTATCTCTTGTGCAGTATCCCAACTCATATGATTAGGTGGCACTGCTAGAGTCACTAGTTGATCAAGCCAGCTCAAGTATACTGAAATAGCAGTAATAGGATTAAATGGATCGTCTACAGGTGAGAATCCGCGAACTGTATCAAACGCAACCTCAATGTCGAAAAACGCCACGTTAAGTTCTGGTGCGTTTTGATCTTTGTAGTTTTCCTCTAAGCATCTAAAGATAGGATTAATATCCGACTCGTATAAGTTCTTGCCGGTTTGGATGCGTAGTTCTTTGCGGAACTCTTTGTTGTTGCGTGTTGAGAATCTACTTACGGGTGTGCCATATATGCTGTTAAACTTGCCTCTAGGGTCATCGTAATAGAATATGTAGTTAGCAGGATACTCGCGAAATTCTCTACGCCCATCCTTGCGTTCTACTACATGTATGCGATCGTGTTCGCGATCAAAAAGTGCGTCAATATAACTCATTTAACTCCGTTTATGGCCGGTAAGCCGTGATTCATGCTCGTGTGTGAGCGACTCAAAGACGCAATATTTATAATGTCTTTCCAACTGTTTCTAAAATTGTTTCAAGAATTTCGTGATCTTGTTTTTCACGACCAAATTCTGCTTTGTGAGCTAACTTAATAGCCTTTTTCAAAATAGCAGGTTTGACTTCGAGTTCTTCGGCTATTGCTTTAATTGTATCATTGAGCCCACCTTGCAACGTTTCAATTTCATGCATAACTTGCATGCCTTCGTTGATAATTTGGGTAAGCTTGAGTTTTTGTTCGCCATTGAAAGTTTTATCTGACATAAGTTCTCCTTGTATTGAATTATTATACATTATAATCTTACAAAATGCAAATGTTTATAGCCTGTTAGGCTAAGTCTATAAATATTTTGTGCCAAAAATCTACATAGAAATTAACCAAAATATTGATTTTAATATTGAGATCTACAATGATCCCATAAGCCAACTCTTTTTTCAACAACATGTTGAGTGCAGTCAAAAGCAACCAGAATTCACTGATGCAATCATAGATGACTGCACTCGTTATACAATTTCTTATTTTATTGACCTAGTTGAACGTGCACATCAAACCAATACGATAAATTGGACCAACTATACAATTTTACCCGGCAAAGAACATTACGCCAGTAACCAACGTAACTTTAATTTAATGCACAAAGACCTAGAAGTCGTTGCAGGATTACAAGCATACTCAGGGCTGAACGAAACCCAAAAAATGCTAGTTGACGAAATGCATTGTTGCTTGCACACACTAGAATCGGACTCTGCTCCGTTGGACTATAAGTTTGACGGAAGATTTTGGTTAAACTTTCAGTATAGATTTAATGTTCCTGACAAGCAACCAATGCCAGAGCCTGTTAAATTTAAACGTCGACTTGAGCCCGGCGAAGTAATGCTGGATTACCCGTACGTAGGCAAAGAACCTATTTTTTGTATGATTCACAAAGATGATTCTATTTTAACACAAACCTGCAAAATGATTGATCGTATTAGCGTAACATGGAAACTGCATTTAGCAGAACGTCCAGCAACACAATGGGGGTGGGATCCTTGGCCCAAGGACATTGATGCTGAGTTAACTGATTGGTACTACGAGCACGAGGCCGACATGCAAGCACTGGACTACAGTTTAGAAAAAATAATCAACCACACAGGATTTTGTCCAGTTGGACGCATAGATGATTTGTCTAAGATGAAATATCTAAGGACAACACCTAATTTACAAATAACCAAATATGAATTGAGAGATTAAATGAACAAAGATTTTCCTGAAGTAGCAGTAGTACTATACGATGACCTTAAGCCAGAAAGTGCAGACATACGTGATAATCTTCAAGACTTCACTGAGTTTAAAACATATGGTCGTTACCAGTTGAATGTTTTTAAAACAAAAAACATCACCGAAACCATACGCAGTTTGTCCAAAGATGGATTTGAGTGGGCAGTGGTCATTACTATTGGCAACTACCTAAGAGAACAAAATATTATATTTCAAACTATTGAACATGCTAAAAAAGAAAACTCGCCATTGGCCTGTCATATACTGGATCGAGGTGGGTACTATCACTTCCATCAACAATGGTTTGCTATAGATCTTCGTGCATATTCCAAAGTTGGAGAACCAGCATTTGAAGAACATTCAGGAACCATAGAACTACCCACAAGAGAAACAGAGCGATGCACAGACAATGCACACGATGATTACACTCCTTGGTGGGTGCGCCCTAAGTCTGAAAACATCACAACTTACAACAGTGATCACAGATACTTTGGCATTAAAGTAATTGCAGCACTTGTTAATGCTGGACATAACATTACTAATATTCCTCAAGACATAAGAGAGCGCAAGAATTATTGTTATCCAGGACATAATCACGATGAGATCTTAAAGATTATGAAAGACCCAACATACGAACCAAAAGATGTTGCATTGTGGTGGTATAACAAAACATTAAATCAAATTACTGATCAACTTAAAATTGGCTACTACGTATTAAACACTGAAACCATGTTAACTGATCCAAAAATCAGTGAAAGAACATTTGATTGTTTTGTAGGAGTTTGCGGCGGCATTAAGCCTGCATTAATTACCGGACAGTCTAATTTTAGTCCAGATACTCATGCATATTTGTTTGACATAAGTCAGGCCGCAATTGATTGGCAAAAGTATATGTTGGCCAATTGGGATGGCGACTTTAGCAAGTTTGAAGCATTGTTTGAACAATTTAGATTTGAAAATAATACCTACTGGTCAATTTACTTTAGCAATCAATCCATTGACGAAAACATTGACTGGGTATTAAAAGGTGCAGGTATCACTAGAGAAGAATTTTATCAACGCTGGCAACAGTATAGAAATTTAAAACATACATTTATTAACTTAAATTTAATCGATGATGATGCAAATCAACAGTTACTAAATCTTATTAAGGATGCCAATAAAGGCGCTTATGTATGGTTAAGCAATGCCTTTCACATGGACTATTTAATGTTTTACAAAACTAAAAAATGGACACAAGACAAATCAAATTCTTTTATAACTGATCTAGTAGACAAAGCACCAGTGTCAATGGTTTTAGAAAATTCCGGAAACTTGTACTTTTCAGCCGATGTGAAGTAAGATTATATCTTTAAAATCAACTAATTTGTACTTACGCCAATTACTTGAGCAGTGAATGTGAGTGCGATCAAACATTCCGATACTGCCAAGCTCGTATTCATATACTCCGTCTAGTGCCATGTAGTCGACTATGCTGGGCTTCCCTCCCCAGCAATGATCAACATCTTGGGTTAAACTAATATCAGCAACGTATTCAAAACTTCCTGAGTCAGCAATAAACTCTTTGAAAAATGCACCAAGATCATCATTGGTCATCATAACCTTGTTCCACACTATGGTTTTAAATATATTTCCAGGATTTGCGTCCAGGGGAATAATTGCACTTTTAGCATAGTTTAAATCAGTTTCAGGATATACTCCATCAACATGTAACTGATGTGGTAAAAATTGACGTTGATATGCCATGTAAAAATATGTGCTACGTGGTATAATTTTGTGTATTATGTCGCCCATGCGTCGGTAGGCTTCATCACCAGCTCTTATAATACGTCGGCGATCTTGTAATGTACAATTCTCAACACCGTATATCCTAAATGCGTCAGCAGGATCATATGTGCGATCTTCGGGATCAACATTGATTTTTGCTTCTAAGTCTTGTTTAAACCATGCTATGTCCTCAGCGGTCAGCATGTTTGTAAAAGTTTCAACCATTTAATGCTCGCTTGTAACTGTTGACTACTAGTTGTTGCCATTCTGGACTTTTCCACTCACCGTGTACAATTATGTGGTAACGATCTGTATCACTGTTATTGTGTACTGTATGTTGATAGTGATTGTTAAACAAGAATGTGCTGCCTTGGTCTTTGAAAGGTATTGTGCCAACAGTTGTGGTCAATCTGCAGTCAGTGGGATTGTTTAACGAAATGTTTATGGCACTGGTTAATGATGACACAGCGTTATCTGTGTGAGGTGCAATAAATCCGCCGGCTTCTAACAACATAAATCTCAGTCTTTGATAACGTCTATAAGGAAATTGATTTTTAAAATATTCTGTTGTAACTGGGCAACGATCTTGTATTTCGGTCCAATGATATTCTACTTCTCTAGAATTTAGTCCATACTCCTCTGCTACGTTGGTTTTAGTAGCTTCAATTCCATGTATGGCCAAACTGCGCCATCCGTTGTGGCCATTTTCAAGCCCACGGTGATATACAAACATATCTTTGAGTCCTTGTGCTTCAGCTAACATTTCTTTGTATGGTGGATTTACTCCAATTATTTCTAACCATGGAGTATTGGATTGATTTGCAATCCATTCAAACTGCTTAATAAGATCATTGCCAAGACTTTCAGGAATAGGCGGAAGTTTGAAAATGTTTTTATCGTTGTGTTCGTTTAAAAAATCTTTTACCCATTCTTGCATATTAATTCTCCAATGATTGTCGATCCCAACGCTGATAATCTGATCCACAATGTGAATCACACAATATTAATCGACCTTCTGCGTAAGTTGTTTTACTCCAGGAACTTTCAATCTCATTAAACCAGTTTAATGCATTTTCTAAACCTACTTCTAATGCATTGTTGCCCAATGGCATTAAGTTTTTTATTTGATCATGTGTTTGTTTATACCATGACCCATTGGTAAACGTAGTTGGAAAGGCACCAAGATAGCAACAAGGATAAACGGATCCATCGCCTGCTATGTATATAGATTTTTCTGTTTTGCTGAAACAACTAATTGAATTTTTTTCTTTAGGCATGGGTTGCACTGGATGAGACTGCCAATTAATAATATTTTCAACTGGACTAGTTCTCAACGCTTCGCGTACTTCTCCTAGTGCGTAGCTAAACTTTCCTTGGCGATCGAATACAGGCCCTGAGTTACGTCCGTGATCTGTAAAATCAAATCTATAAAATTTCATGTCTTTGGCCAATTGTCTACACGCTTCAACTTGATGTTTGTTGTGATCAAACTCAATCATTTTCCACACAGCAGTTCCGCCAGCATCAATAAATTCTTGAGCATTTTTAATGATATTACCCCACACAGTATCTACGCGATATAAGCTGTGGGTATCTTCGAGTCCGTCGAGACAAAAAGTAATATGTATCCTATGGCCTAGATTTCCTAACCCTTGCCAAAATTGTTTATTTCTAGCACTTCCATTTGTACTGATCCGGACAATCATTTTGTCATTTGTACTATGAAAATACTCGACAATTTCTAATGCCTCAGGATTCATAACAAAGTCGCCAAAGTTGCCGCACAGGTCTATAGATGTTAACTGCTTAACAAATTCAACTGAAAACATTGTTTTAATATTTTCTAAGCTAAGAGATGTTTCTGGGTAGCCAAAATTGTGCGGATATCCATTGGCGTTTCTCACACATAACGGACATCTAGCATTACACAAAGTAGTTATTTCAAGATGGATGTTTTGAACATCTGATATACTGATCATTTGATCTATTTATTGACTATAGATACCATAGCTCACTTTTGAGATCACAGTAGCGAATTGCTTTCCCAGGCCAGCAGCCGGCCCACACTCGGTAACAAGTACCGGTCCTAAGGTGTGTTAATTAACAATGTTAGAGGTAGCATTAGCATATTCTATCCATTGACTGAATAATACCGCTGATTGTCCTTCATGTGTATTTTCTGGAGCTCCTGGGTTAGATTGAATCCATTGGCGATGTTCCTCGCCAGCAGCTTGCCATTTGATTAATCTTTCCGGGTCTGCTTCCATCCATTCATCTAAGCCTAATTTGCCATCATCGTACGTCCATATTTTTCCTGCTATGTGAGTGTCTTGACATGTTGCCATAATATATTTCCTTGTTTATATTGTTATTATTTAATTACATTATCTAAATAATGATGTTAATATACTTTCATTTTTTGGATCAAAGCTTTCGTAGTAGTCACTGCCCCAAAGCTCATCGTCATCATGTTCGACTGGCTCTACACCTGATCCATGGCANTTACTNCATACTTGNCCTTCATGTTGACCTTCGCCTGTACCACGNCATGTCCAGCACTCTTCGGGTTCATCTCCGGTAGCCTCCGCCACACCTTGCTGTTCTTTTTTACTAATCTCATA